ATAATCTTTCATTGCCCCCAAAGCATTGTTTTCATCTTTGCCTGGGAAAATATCATTTAGTCTCAACGAAAGTACCTATCGTATGCGGCGATTAATTGTGCGAGGTCATCATTAGGGTATGCGTAGTACAACTCTTTGATTTGGTCCATCACTGGGTCACCAAAAGAATACTTTTGTGGTGGCATGTCAGCCATGAAGTTGTTGTTCATCGGCATATCAGGGCGTTGTGTTGGTGCGTTTAAATCAACAACAGACCCAGGCATAGGTCCAGGCATACGGGTAGCAGCCTGTGCTTGCATATCTCCAGGTGATGCACCCATAGGGACAGCAGATTGTGCGTCAAGTTGTTGACCTGCTTCTCCATATGTTTGTCCTGTTGCAGCCATTTTTGCTACAGGGTTTCTTAAATCGCTACGGTTTGCGTAGTCAGCCATTATGCTCCTCCGAGTCGTCCAGCAAGGCTAAGAACTGAGCCAGGAGAACCTGGTTGTGCTGATGCTCCAGCAGGAGGTGCGCCCATACCTGGAGGCATACCGCCTCCTCCACCTAGTTGTGCGAGCATTGCTTCCAAACCGCCAGGTCCTTCAGGTGGACCCATTGGTTGTTCAGCGCCCATGCCTGGTGGTGCCAAACCTGGCATTGTTTCTGGTGCGCCAGCAGGGGCAGGTGTTGCCTGTCGTTCTTGCGCTCGTTTCTGTGCAGCCATAATTGCCTGCGGCAAAGTCATCTTGTTTGACTGAACCTGCGATGCAATATATGCAAGGTCATCAGGCTGGTATGGACCATTCGGGTCTGCTGCCTGTGCCTGGATAGAAGACAACAATGCTGCTTCAATACCTTCGGCAACGATGCGGTCTTTCTCCAACTCTGGGTCAGAGATAAGCGGGTCTGCTTCACGAGCAGATTCCTTAGACATAAGTCCTGTACCAAGACGCTGACCCAATCCAACGATGAGACTATTTACGTCGGAGCCAGCAGCCGAGTATGCGACATAGTGGAAATCTGTTTCCCACAGTTTGTTTGGTGTGTAATCCTTGATGCCGCCGCCCATGCCTGGCATGAAGAAAGACTTAGCGGTGGAACCCCAATAGGCTTTTTCAATTGCGATAGCAACTTTATCTTCTTCGTTGATAGATGAGGCAAAGATTTCTTGTGCTTCTTGTACTCGGAAGTCAACGGTTGCTGCCAATACACTGTCACCACGGCGACCTGTACGGATGTTGCTACCTGATTCTCCACCGAACTCAGCAGGGATAGCACCCTCTAAACGCTCTTGACGTTCCAAACGGTCCAATGCTACGTCTGTTTTGTAGCCAGGGTTTGACTGCAACTGTTGAATGTCGCCACCCTTAACAACACCCAACTGTCCAGACTTGCCATCTGCAATCTGCATGATTTCTGGGTTCTCACCAGGACGTGCAATAAGGTATTCATCGGGGAAGATGCCACGTTCAATAGCGATTTCGGTGAGTGCCTGAAGACGGGCACGTGTGTAGTACATACCAAGAAGACCATCAAACTGTCCATGTGGCTTATCAAGAGTGATGCGCTGAGGGACAATAACTAGTGGCATCCCTGTGCGGTTGACGATGCGGGATAGTTCTACGGCTGGCGCACCCATGTAGTAGGTACCGCTAACAGGGTCACGGTCTTTTTCGTAGCCCATTGCAAGCATGACGATTTCGTTTGCACAAACATATTCAAGAATCGTGAACATGTCGTCTGGTCGTGGCTGTCCAACACGGAGTTGACCGTTAATTGCATCACCAAAGTTGTGTGCAAGCCATGAATATGTACGACTATATGAGAAGATTACGTTCTCTGGGACAGGGTTGTCTGTGTCTGCGATGGGGGCAGGGAAGGTATCAAGCGGGTTACGCAACTGCCATTCTGGGATTCGCTTATCAAAGTTAGGTTTGATATATACAGGTGAGTTGCTATATGCAAGGAGGTGGCGGGCACGACGACGCATCTTCATACCCATACGGTTCTGGTCCCAGATAGCAAGCATTGCTCGCTTGCGGTCACGAGCCAACTGCATGGAACGGTCTTGTCCTTCACGCATAGCAGGGAAATAAGGTGACGGCATCGTTGATGCGACACGCATACTCATCTGGTCAAGACCTTGAACAAGCAGGTTTGCTACCGAAGACTTGGTGTTACGGTCTAATTCGTTGAGGGGAACAACAATGTCGCCATTGGCAAGTTGGCGTACTTGGCGCATCTGGGAAAGAATAGGACCTTGGGCGGTGACACGCTCTCGGTATAGGTCAACTATTTCTTCAACTGTTCTCATACTGACCTTTTGTGTAACGGAAACGAGTAAAGGCTAACACATTACTAGGAGTTGAGCCACGATGGTCGCCACTGGCGGGGAGGTAACTTCATCTGTGTCAGGTTCGGGATGTTCAAGACAGCCATCCACATAGACATCACAATGTCAGTGCCAGACTTTTTATCTCTCGTCCATTTCGTTAGTTCTTCCACAGCAGCAAGGGTCTTCCAGTTACCACGCATATGGGGTAGACGGATAGCACCAGTACGGAATACCTGCGGGAGTAGGGCTTCAACACCCATCTTTTCATCCAGTTTGTTACGGGATGTGGTGTGTGGAACTACGTTGACACCACGGCTGGACTGCCATTTGCGTACAAAGTCGTGCGCTAAAAGGAAACGTTGGGCTGCGTTAATCTCCACAACCCAATGCGAGATGGGGTATCCCATGCGTAAAGACCGTTCTTGCCAGTCATCCATGATTCCTGAGTATTCACCTGTGGTGGTGTTGTAGCCGAGCAGGTCTTCGGCTGTTAGTTTGCATCGTTCAATGTCAATAACGTGGTACAGATTGGTTTCTGGCTGGTACAGAATCCATGTCAACGCCCAAAACATTGTGGGGCTGGGGTCAACCGCCACAATAGACAGGACAGGTGGGGCTAAACCTGGGGGAATCTCGCCATGTCCACGTTCATGGTCAATACAGCCCTGATATTGGACACCATCTGCGCCCATACCGCCGTTAATCCACACCCTGTCAATAAGGTATGCGTCTAAATCCAACTCTCCCTGCTGATACACCACTTCAAACACTTCAGGTTTGTTATATCGGATAAATGACAGGTCTTTCCAGGGTAGACGTTTGGGTTCTAGGAGTGGACCGTCAGGATATGGGGGTGCGTCAAACCGTCGTGACTCTTTCCCTGTGTCAAGGTCAGGGTAATACGCCTGATAAATGATGTGCTTGTATTTTTGTGACTTCAATGGTTCCATTGATTCCACTTGTTCAGGTGTGATTATGTCCGACCCGTCATAATCTTCATCATCCAAGTCATAAGCAACTTTGGAGAGACAGTGTGCGTATAGGTCGCCTGGTCCGAGGCGCTGTCCAACAACCGCCAGTAGCCCACCTGGGTCGCAACGTGCTTCTGCCACGTTGTCCCATCTTTCAAGAAGTTTATCTCTGGCGACAGATTCACGGGCGTTATCAGGTGAAGCCACGTCGTCAAATAGGCAGAGGTCGGCACGATGTCCGATGAACTCTGCTTCAATACCGTAAGCACGAACAGTCGGTTCCTTGTTGTCAAGTCCATTCCCATCTAGTTGTTCCACTACAAACTCATCGGCTCGCCACAATGCACCTTTATCGGTTGGTTTGAACCTGCCGTAGTCAATTGATAGGCATCCTTGTGCGTCTTGTGCTAATCCTTTGCGTACCAGTTGGGGGTCTGGCTGGATAGGCATAGGACGTTCAAGTGTTTCACGGATACGGCGGGAGTACAACTTCGCCATGTTTTGTGATACAGACCCAATCATGATACGGATTTTTCGGTCACGAACAATCGCCCATACAGCAACATCGTGGAACAGGGTGGACTTGCCCGCACCTGGGGGGACGTTCACTACAACGAATTCTTTTTCTTCGGACTCTAGAAGTTTTACTAGTTCTAGTGCGGCTTCTACTTGCCACGGGGATGGGACACGTCCTAGGTAATACTCACGGAAGAAAGCAAAGTCTTCTTTGCCGTGTTGCGCTTCAGGGCATAGCCTGTCGTCAGGTACAGCAGATGGCAAATCAATTGCATCCATGAAGGCGTTGTATTCATCACGTTGCTCGCCACCCTCGTTGCGTCTTACCTTGGCTGCTTTAGCGTCTGTTTCTTTACGGAGAGCCTCGGCTGCTTTTGCTTTCGCTACCCACTTGGAACCAGTATTAACATGGATGCCAGCAGTCCTAGATGCTTGGGTGATTGTTTGTCCAGCAGTGATGGCTGCAAAGAATTTGGCTTTATCCGCAGGGGATACAGTTCGTTTTGTTCCCATACGGGTTTACCACTTAACTTTGTCAGCCCAGTATGCGGCAGACATTTTTCCTTTGGATATGTTACCAGCGTGGCGGGCTTTGAACGCTTTGTTCCTAGCCGAACCTTCTGGTGAACCTTTTACACCTTGTTGACCAAACCGAATTGTTTTCACCTGGTCGCCTACTTTGGCTACAACTACGTGTGACTTCGTTGGGTGACTGGGTGTTGCCTTTGGTTTGTTGAAACCAGTGACACCTGCTCGTTTAAGACGAGGGTCTTGGGGCATTACTTCTTCTTTTTCTTCTTAGAAAGAACCGCACCTATTGCGATAGGGATACCTAAATCTTCTTGAAGGACAGTTTTCCCAGAAACGTTCATGCCTCGGATAGACGAATAACTTCCTGCTGCGTTGGCGCTACCTGAGTAGGAACCTTTGCCCATCAAAGATGAAGAACTTGCAGAAGAATAACTGTTTGCGACAGAAGGATTAGGTGTGGTGTAGGTACCTTTACCTGTTAAGGCACTGCCCGTTACTTTAGGTGCGGTTCCGCTAACAATTTTTCCTACAAGCGATTTAATGACTGGACCGCCAACAGCAATACCACGGGCGATGTTTTGTGCTTCGGAAAGTTTACCGCCGCTGCGGAGTGTTGATTTCGCTGGTTTAACTGTGTTACCAGCGACAGGCTTTGGTGTTTGCCAATCAACCTTTTGACCTTTGTAGGTTGCTGTGGTCTGAATAGATGGCTTCTTCTTGCTTGCTTCTTCTGCTTTACGGAAGTCTGCTGCTGATGCTGGTTTCTTTTTTGCTGCCATGTTGCAAGAGTATCAGATGAGGTGTACACTCGTCTACAACTTCACAAGTCCTCCCCGATGGGATATCGGCAAGGCAGGCATGGCGGTACATCGGTTGCATGATGCGGCGCATTTAATACACGGGAACGTGGGTTGATGTTCCCTGCAACCAAGCCTCATTAAGTAGTTGATGCCCCTGTTGTGTAAGTGGGACAAGCAGCGTTACGAACGTCATCTCGTAGACCTTTTGGTGTCGGCTTAAAATCTTGGCTACGGCGACCATCCACTTTGAGTGGTAAACCGTGGGGGGAGTTAACACATCTAGATGGCTGGTTGTTCTGGTTAGGGCTACCGCCCTTGCTTCGCTGCGGTTGGTCACAAAGAAGACGTGAGCAAGTTGGTACTGCTAGTAAAACCATTCGGGTGACTTTTTCTTTTTTCCTTTTTTCTTTTACTAAGGCTGTTTGTCTCCAGCCTGTGAATTGCACAGAACGTGCAACGGCTCGGACCATACGTAAAACTCTAGGCTCCATCCGCTTCAAGAGCCAACACACTTTAACCACGCACAGTAGTCAACCCCCACTCAGAGTCACACACCACCAAACCAGGCAAAAGAGTGAAACCCTCTCTCAACAGTATGATATATATATAGGGGGGAGTGCCTCGGCAGATACCCCAGTTGCTTGTTGCTACGCACCTAGGAAAGATAGTTGCAAATGCAACAACATCGTTCCCTATCTTTAATCGCTAACTACAGCAAGCACCCCGCTACCCCCAGCAAACTAAAAAAAATAGGTAGGGGCACCTAACAACTGCCTATGAACGATAGGCGAACGTGTGTTCGTTGTTGGTTGGTGTGACGGAAGTCACGGTGGAATTGGGTGGGGTTGGCGGTAGGCTCTCGCAGACCGAACATGTGTTCGTGTTTGGATACCCTTGGGGGTATGTTTGGGGGTGTGACGGAAGTCACATAGAAAAGACTTGACAAGTGGGTCGGGTTCCTGTAGTGTTGTACATATCAACGGGGAGCCGATTAGGAGCCCTAGAGATAGTGACAAAGGTCACACAATAAATACTTGACAAAGTGTGCAACGCTTGATAGAGTAGTTACCAACAGATAGGGAAAATGTTTCACGGGAAACATTACGAAAGGGAAAACAAAATGGTACAAGGCAGGCATTACATAGTCACTAATTGGCATAGTGACCAACCCAACAAAAGAATGTCCGTATGGACAGATATTGTGACCGATACAAAAGTTGTCGGGCACGTAACAGAAGAAGACTACCCATTCACCACTTGTTCTACCTGGCTACGCAGTCAGTGTGATGAATGGACATGGACAGAATACGAAAGGTAAAATGTTTCACGTGAAACATTAGAAAAAGGGAAAATATAGTGACTACTTACTACATGAAAACATGGACAGTGCTAGGACATACCTTTAATGGTTCCGCTTACTGTCTAGACCATACGCCTACCGTTAGGTATGCGCAAACTACACGAGATATGCCACAACCTATCTTCGCTAGTGACGAATGTCACGATATGACTTGCGATATCTGCCACGAAGAAATTGGGGAACAATAATGCTAACAACACTCAACAAATACTGTTCACGTTGCGATATGGATACGCCCGAATATAGAGCCTCATACCGTACCGATATGTTTACGCCTAAATGGTCTACGCCTAATGGTGAAGAATTGTTAGAAGATATCTGCCACCAATGTAAATGTGACCTAGAACACATGGCAGATAACGGAAAAATATGGGAACTATTTTTTCAACGCCGATTTACTACAACTAAATACCACTACGACAGTGTGACAAAAGTCACAGAAGAAATACTTGACAACTAACAACCAACACGATACCGTGTTACTCATAGCCAACAGAAGGGAAACATAATGGCTACAACAACAGAACAGACAACCAACTACAAAGTAGTTACGTTCAACGAGGAGGGGGAGATAATCCGAATCGTTACGTTCTCACTACAGGCAAACGCACAAGGCTACGCCTACCAAATGCTAGGAGCAGAAACCCACAAGGGAACGGTATGCTCCGCCCGTATTTTCTACGGACAAGAAACAGATTACTACGAAGAAATGGAATACTAAAAATGGAAACAACAACAGAACGAACAAGCGTGTACGCACCTAAAGCGGAGCATGGGGGCAAGTACCTCAGCGTGACGCAAATCAAACGCCACAACGAGGACATCGGGCATCACTTCTTTAGCCCCGACACTCTGCGATTTTTCAAGAGCAAAGTGTATGAAGACCTACATTTAGGTCGGTACTTCATCACTAGCGAAATGAACAACTACGCCACCAATGGACAACGTGAGTACACAATCCGATTAGCGGATGGTACGGGGAGCATTGACACGGTAGGAGAGTTCGGTCAGTACGCAAGCCTTAAGTCGGCACGTACAGCATTACACAAGATTCAAGAGGGGTGAACCAATGAGAACGGCAACAGAATTACAGAGCGCAATCGGAAAGGTTGCAGACTACAACAAAATAGACGGGGTGAGTTTCACCGTAGCAATCATCGACGCTAGGGAACGGTTCGGGAATACGGATTATCTCATAGCACCAATGTCGGGGACTGGTTCGGTGTGGGTGTCACACTGGTCGGTAAAGAATATCAGGTGAGCCTAACCTATAAATAATAGTTGCTCTATACAAGTAGATGTTTAACGTGAAACATTGAGTTAGTGAGTGTAACATATGTCACAAAATAAATACTTGACACTGGTACGGAATGGCTGTACCGTGTTACTCATAGCCAACAGAAGGGAAACATAATGGCTACATACACATACCGTGGTTACGTAATCGTAAAGCACGAACAAGGAACAGCAGGGACACCGCTAGGTCGTCAGGTGTGGTTCGCCACAACAGAGGACGACCATAGCCACCCAACACTAAAGGGTGTCAAGGTAATGATTGACATTCTACTAGACACACCACGGGCAGAGCGTGAAGCCCACCGTGATTTCATCATCGCATTGTTACAGAAATAGAAAGGGAAGATTAGAAATGGAAACATACGAAGTAACACGGGACGGGCGAACACTCGCCACATTCAGAACAGAGAACGAGGCGTGGCGTTATCTTCTACGCCAGCAGGGGCAGAGTATCTACTACGCCACACTTCACGGGGGGTACGACATTATCTACCCCAACGGGTCAAGCCTTGCGGAATCAAACAAGAAGGTGGCGCAATGAACACAACAGAAAGAATCATCTTGAACGAGTGCCACGTATGTGGTGAACCTCACACCCTGAACCGTATGGTTCACAAGTGGGATTACTCATACTGCCTCACTTGTTGGCAGACAATAGACACAATCGTTACAGAGTTTAATAAAGAAATGGAAACAAAATGAACGCAAACAATGAACATATTTATATCGCCCTAATGTGGATGGGCATGGCGTTCGGTTCTATCTTCCTACTGATTTTGTGGGAGGCATGGCGAGATGTCAAGCGTGACCATAGGCGTGGCTCGTATGAGAGACACCCGTCACAACGTAAAGATTTGTATCACAACCACAACCGTGGTACGGTACAGAAGTAATCCATAGAAAGGGAAAACAACAATGGAAACACCTGATAAACAATGCGTGGTCTGCGGAGAGTGGACACCAACAGGGGCAGGCATCACGTTTGCCAGTGGTAGGTACTGCGCTACTTGCTACATCAATCAAGACCCAACAGAAGGAGAAGAACAATGAAACAACTAACAGTAGAAGACGTATCAGCAAAGGCGGTACGGTCAGCACAACTATGGCTAATGGGATACCTAGCCAACACAACAGACACCAACGCAGAGTATGACGAATGGAACCATAGTGACGGATGGGATTTAAACCTGTACCACATTGACGACAAGGTAACTGTCAGTGCATACGCAGTGGACAATGGGGAGACTAACGGTAGCCGTTGGGTGTGCGTAGCAGAGGGAACTGTCAAGGCACAGGATGACAATCTCATCAACGCATACAGGGAACTAGCCTCACAAATCTTGGGAGGTAAATAATGAACGGGACATACGAGATTGAATACCACGCCGACAAGTTCGCATGGAATGACAGCGAGATTGTCACAGTGGATGGCAGGTCTGCCCGTCAGAACCGTACCCCTGAGTGCCTCATTGAGTACGCCCGTGAGCAGGCACAGTACCGTGGGTGCTGGCGGTTCCGCATCACACAGGTCAAGGTAAAGCACATCACTGCTACGAAGGTGACAGGGATGGTGACGCACCTTATCTATGAGGAGGACTTGTCTGTACCTGAGGTGGTCGTGTCATGAGGTTTGCCCCTGTCTTGACGGTACGCAACAACCTGTCTGCTCTTGCCCGTGTGCGTAGGAGACACACCAAAAGGTACGTGATTGCTCGCAATAGCCCAAGGTCGCAACAGTATTACTGTATGCAACTAGATGGATACCGTTGGACTACCGTCAAGGAACGGGCTACCATCTTCCGTGGTCGGGACGCTGTAAACAACGAGATTGAATCCACATGGATGCAGTACGAAAGTAACTACACCATAGTTTCTATATAAAATCTGCTATCATAAGTAACGAACCCCCGCCTTGTCTCCCCTTCCGAGGTCGGGGGTTCACTTATGTCCTGATACGGACAGGTATCTGCTCATCCGCTAATGCGTAGCGTTCCTTCGGGGTCTTGCCGCCGAACATTCCATACCTACAACGCTGTCCACTTTCCTCTTTCATAGCGAACGCAAGACACTCATCACGTACCGCACATCGGTTGCAGAACTTCAACGCTTCACGATACACACTGTCTTGACCGCCAGGATTTTCGGGGAACATTACCGTGTATGGTACGCCCCGACATTCGGCTCGTTGTTGCCATGATGGTCGGTCTAGTATCACTTCTTTTTCTTTCTTTTGTTTTGTTGCAGGTCGTACTTTGCCTGCGTTGTTTTGTTTCTGTGGCATACACATGGACAGGTGTCGTGTGTGCGCTGGTCGTATGCGGTGATGGCTCTTAGGATTGTGCCACAGTGCGTACAGTCAGGATGTGAACGGGTGAACTCCCATTGTTCAGTCACCACGTTTAGGCATGTTCTTTTCTACTTCTTCCATCATGCGTGGGTCTTCATAGAGGCGCAGGATGTGGATACACGGGTCGTCCCCGTCATCCCACATGTCTAGTTCACGGTCTGACATCGGTTGCCCATCGTGGGTGGAGCAGACTGGCGGGGAACAAAAGCCATGTTCCCTGCCAATCGCAAGCCAGTCTTCAAAGAGCATCAGAATGGTTCTTCATCGGTGAAGTTGGATGAAGGCATTGGCTTACCAATCATGCCTGTCTGAGATACCGTGTCGCTGGTCTGGTCACGCACCCATGCGTTCCAACGGCATGACACACCCACTTCATCGGCAATCAACTTGGTTGTCTTGCCTTTGGTGCCGTCCTTCTTGGTGAACTCCTCTTGTTCGTAGCGTCCTGTGATGAGGACACTTGTACCTTTGGAGATGCTGTTCGCTACGTTCTCTGCGACCTTGCCGAAAACGATGACGTTGTGCCATGTTGTTTTCTTCTTGTCGTCCTTGCCATAGTTGTCTGCCACCGAGAAGGTGAGGACTGCGTTGTTGCTGGCTGAAAAGCGCAGTTCAGGCTCTTGCCCTACTGTGCCGTGGATGGTTATGTTATTCATTTGGTTCTTCCTTCTTTGGTTGGAGATTTATATGTCGCATTGCTTTCTTAGGGCAGGGATGCGAGGGTGGGTCTGTTAAGACCACGAATGTGGACATGGTGATACCGCATGATGGGCAGTGCCAGTCTGTTCGGGTGTTGCCCTTCATTGTTTCCATGTTACTACTTTGTTCCGCTTGTCACACGCCAGTGTCCTAGTCCACCGTTGTCGTATAGGTAGCGGGACACTTTGAGGTTGCACTCTAGGTTGAGCAGGGACTTCTTGGTCTGTCGGAATGGGCGGGAACAGACACGGGCTGTTACGGTCTTCCACGTTGAGTTCACTTGAAGCCCGCCGTAATCGTAGGAACCGTCACCGTTCTGTGAGGACACAGCCAGTGGATTGCATCGGCTCTCACGCCAAAACAGGTAACTGAATTGCTTGACTGGCAACCCGTGTCGGCGTAGTGCGTTCTCGTACTGCGGGCAGGACTTGTTTTCTTTTGCGTGGGCTGGTGCTGGTATGACCAGTGTGATGGCAATAAGGGATGCCGATATAATTTTTCGCATAGTGCCTCCTTGTGGCTACGTTTGCGCCCCGTTTCTCTAAGGCGAGTTTAGCCTAATCGTAGGCTTCGTTGGTTTGTAAGTCTTGAATGTGTTGTGGGTAAAGGAGAAATCCTTTTGCGGGGTTGTCGCTGTTGGGTGCAAAGTCACGTTTCTGTAACGTGCCACGGTTTAGTCTGAGATATTTCTTCAACCGTTGCACAGCAACAATGATGAACGCATCAGGTGCATACCTATACGCCCACCACGTAGCAGTCGTGACGTTGATACCTGACAACTTCCAACCTTTACCACCTGGGTTCTGCTCTGTCTCTACAGCCATACGCCCATTGCGGTATCGGTCTGCCTTCACTTCTACTGTGCCAGCGTTGAAGGCGTGGAAGAAATCAATCAGGTTCTGTTCACCTTCATGCCCGTATTCTAAGTCCGTTTTGAAATCAAACTTAGGGTTATACCCTGCTATTTCCAAGGGTTCTGCTCTGCTTTGTAATAGCCACGCATATGGCGTTCTCTCTTTAACTCTTCTGCAAGTCGTTCAATTTCACGACAAGCAATCAATGCAAAGTTGGGCAGGTATGCAATGTCATCTGTGTTGTCTGCCACCATCTTGCGGATAATGCCTACTAATTCACTGTGATACATACTGTAATTCTTTCTCTTGTTTTGTTGTGGGATTGTCAAAGCACCCACGGTAGAAGTCTTGACCCCAGATTTCAATAGGGTGGTAGCCCAGTCGGGTTGCCCATGTGTCGGCAGAGTAGATTTCTATTCCTTCTGCCCGCCACCTTGACTTGACACTTGATTCCACAGCACCGATTCGTTCGTCAAGGTCTAGCCTTGCGAGCAGTGGTGTTGCGTCTAGTCGTAGCCCTGCGTTGATGTTGGTTTCACGGTACTTCTTACGGTATGCCTGTGCTTCTGTGACACAGATGGTGCATCGGCATTTGTGTTTCATGTAGGCAGAACGCCCATGTTTGATGTCGGTTTTCATGTTTCTTTTCCTTCTCTAAAATACCACTGAGGTTTTGCTTCTACTTGGTATGTGTATAGATGTGCGCCATCTGTACTTTCCCATTCACTGTAGGCAGAAATTGCATACTCACGGCAAGACCATTCATCATCACCGTATAATGCTTCACCCATGTGGGTGCCTAAACGGTTTGCAATTGCTCGCCAATGGTCACGGTCTGTTTGCATCAACAAAAATTGGTCAAGGTTGTGTTGTGCAAGTTCGCCATTAATGCCAGCGATATTGACCCATTTAGATATTTCTTTTTTCTTAAACATGATTAGTCGCCACCCGTTCAAGACGAGAGACTTCAGCCTCTAACGCCCGAACCTGCATCGCTAACTGGTCACGTTCTTTCTCAATCAGTTGTGCTTGTGCCATCAACTTGTCAAAGTTGTGTCGCCAAAACCAACCGAATGTTCCGTCGTTCCCATAGCAGGCAGGCTCAACTGGTCTTGTAAGTCTGCTGTTCATTCTGCTAGTTCCTTTTCTTCTTGTAGTTGTAGCCATGTGTCAATGGCTTTACGTTCACGGTCTGATGGTGCCTGTAACCGTACAAAGTCTGACGCATTGTAGATACGGTTCATTAGACATTCAAAGAGTTCACGGCTTGCTTGTTCCATTATCCATTTCCTTTACTGCTTTACTGATGGCTTCGTACAGTGGGAACCACATGGTTCGTACATAGTTGACTTGCTGTTTGTGGTAGCCAGGTTTTCTTCCTTCGTCTGTTACAGCGTTGGCAATGTCTTGGATGATTGTTCGTAGGCGTTCAATCTCATCTGCTGCTTCATCCATTATTCCTAAAGCGGTACACCAATCTTGATGGTTGCCAAACTGAAGGAGTGGATAATTTTCTATCCGTAATCGGGTCACAATGTCATCAGTCATTGTTAAGTCCCTTCCAAATTACAAGCAAAAGTGGGCTAACCAAAATTGCAATAATCAAAACTGTTGCTGTGTTCTCATTCATTGTTTAAGACCTGTTCATTGTCTTGACAAGTACCACAACCACATTTAGGGCAGTAGGGCAATGCTTTCCAATACATAACATCTGCCCGTAGGCGTTCAATCTCATCGGCTTGTTTCGTCAACGCTTCAATCGACTTGCCTTGATGAAACTCAATTAACTCATCTTCTGACTTTTGCCAAATGTCCATGCAAACCTGCGCCTGTTTTAACAACTTGGTTATCTCAACATTCCATGCCCGTAGGCGTTCAATTTCATCGGCTGCTTCTTGCATATCGAACGAAGCAGCAGTGAAATCCCAAATGCCTTCAAGTGCCTGTTGCCGTAGTCGGGTCACAATGTCATCAGTCATCAGAGACCTCCACAGATGAAAACATTTTGTAATACTCGTATGTCTCGCCAGTCTCCTCATCAATATGCAGACATAGTTCCTTGCGATGGGACCAGTT